CGCGTACATCTTTGTTTTGACCGGGATGACAAAAGCCCCAGGGCTGTATGCGTTGATTGTAGACGCATCAGCGCCGCCGTCTAAGTAAGTCTGCGAAACAGGGTCAAACGCTGTAGTAACGTCCCCGCTTGTTGTGATCGAGACCGCCTTGTTGTTTTGGTTCGATCCGCTTTCTTTAGATATTATGTTTACAAACTGATTTACGCTTGTCGCTTCATACTCAGGGCCAGATGCAAAATCATTTATAGCTTCAGCAATTTTTAGTGCTGTGTAGGTATGCGAAGTCTCCCAAGTTACCTGATTGCCAATGAGATTAACGCCATCAACGGTAATGGCCGTTATCGCGTTATCAATGCCGCCAGAGGCGTGAGAAATGTTGCCAACAGTAAACGCCCCATCAACTTCGGACGTAAGCTGGAATCCGTTATATGCAATGCCAACCGCAGGCGCTGTAATCGTAACCACGTTGCCAGCCGCTTGAGCTGTGTAGTCGCTAGGGCCAGAAGTAATAGCCGCTGCAACATTAGACGCTGTTAGGCTGTTCGAGCCGTTGTGAGACACAGGGCTACTAATTAGATCGACAGCGTTAATCCGTAAAATCCGCAGCTCGTCGCCGGGGTTACTTGTGCCGCCAGTTACCTCCAAAGAAGCTGTAGCGGCAGTCCCGCCAGCAGTACCGGCAGTCACCTCGAATGTATTGCGCGCACGGCCATCAAACCAATCAGTAATTCGCACACCATCGAAGTAGTGGTATATTCGACCATCCGCAAATTGCGCCGCTGCATACACCTTTCCGTTGTAGAAAGTCGCCTTGAGAACGTCAGTCAGCTCTTCGCCAGAAGGATGCTGCAACCGAATGTAAGTCACGTTAGACGGCGTATCCGCTGGGAAAGTGACGCTAGACGCTGCATCAGACCCAAATGTGTAAATCTGACCAGCAGAAGCGGCTAGACCAATGGTATTAGTTGGCAAAGTAACAAGCTCGACAAACGCAGGGCGCTTTTCAATCTCGCCGCCGCGCGTGATGTGCGCGTTCTTAAGCTCGATCAAAGTCCCAGGAGCGGCTGTCACGTTCATACGCCGACGATCTAAGCCGCCACGGAAGTCTTCGACCAAAATATAAGGCATCAGCTATTTCCTGTTGTGGCAATCAATGGTGGGCCTTTAGGGCGATACATGCCGTCTGGCTCACCGCCGCCAATGACAAAGGTTTCAGTCTTAGCCATACGCGCCTTTAGACGTGCGTAATGCGCTTGAGCTTGCGCAATTTTGTTTTGAGCATCAGCCTGCTTTTGACGCGCCAGAATTTCTGCCGCAGCGTAGAGAACAATCAGCTGGTCATCCAAATCCGCAGTGTCGGCCTCGCCAGTAAACTGACTTAGGTTCTTAATACCATGAACGCGAACGCTGTCTGTGCCTGTTGCAGCATCAGAGTTATTGGAAGGGATAGGCCAAAGCTCGATCTGGTTGTTTTCATATGCGTCGTAACGACGGATAGGTGATGAACGAATGCCGCGATCACTATCATGTTGATTATAGTGTTCTGCGGTAATGCCATATTTGAGCTTTGACCAGTAATCTCCGTGTTTTGTTTCCATGCGCTCGATGCGCTCAAACACTAGACCATCAGGTACGTCATAGTAACGCTGCCCAGCACTAATCGCGATGTCGCGCGTAATGGAAAGAAAAGGCCAGCTGTAGTCGTCCCACAACCGCCTTTGCGTTCTTTGCAGCATGTTAATGAAAACATCGCGTGTCGCCTTGCCTAAATTCGGCTGCAAGGAGTGCCCGACTTCCGCCCTTAAATCATCAATCAGCTGCCCTAATGACGTACCTCTAGCCATGATCTATTCCTCGACAAATGCCTCGTTTTCAGGCGTTGCGGGATCATCTTTTACGAAATGCCCCTTTTCAGTACGGGCGCGCTTCTTAGTTGCCCTTCTCTTAATCGGCTTCAAAGGCTCCGGCTTCCAGGATGGGTCAAGCAATTCGCTTGGAATGCGCGCAGCTTCTAAAGTGGCCGGCAAGTCACCAAACTGGTTAAACATGCCGACAACTTTTTCATCTTTGTAAAAGCTGCCAAGCCGGTTGCGCTCTTGGTCAACTGAAGAATCCAGTTCGCCTACGACACGAATGTTTGTCACAGCATCAGCGCCGTGAATTGATTGCAGCAGCATGATTTCGGCTGGTGTAACTTGGGTTTTTGGTACAACGCTACGAATATCCCCACCAATAGCGACCGTGCACCTACATAATTGAAACATGGTTTTCTCCTGATTGTGATGGAGGGGCGCACCGCGCCCCCCCTTTTGAAATTATGCAATTTCATAAACACCGTGGCAGTTCAGCTGAGTTGCCGAAAGTGCCGCAGTAGTAGTGATAGCGCGATACATAACGTACTGATCCGCTGGACGCGCAGGGCTGTGACGTTTCATCTTTTCCCCGTCCATGTAGTACATGCACAGCTTAGATGAATCGATGATGTAGCAACGTTTGCTGGGAGTTTTGCCAGAAATTGTCAGATCATCGAGCGTCGGGTCATAAGCGAAGGTCAGACCGTTGTAGCTGATTTCGCCCATTGCGATGTTTTGGCCGCGTGAGAAGCCAGTCTGAGAGTAGTTACCATTGCGGCGAAGTTCGTCACCAAGACGATCCAAGAACGCAGAACCACAAACTGCAACGTTTGGTTTACCACCAAAACGCTTGAGTTGGCGCATTTCTGAATGAAGAGTTTCAATCAGCTCTTGACCGCCAGACGTTGTAGAAATCGCAACGTTAGAACGGTTGCGCCACCATGTGTTAGACACTGTAGACAAACCGCCAACAGTAGTGCCAACAACAGTCGGATCATCCAAAACTAAAGTCTGAATACCAGCAATCGCATTAGCGTCTGCCGTGCCGTCGCCATAAAGGAAGTCATTGATACCGCGCGTGTACCCTTCCATCATGTCGTCCAGCTTGTCTTCAAACAAGTTTGCAAGAACCGTTTGATCGCGCCCAGAATGGTTAGAAACACCAGAAGATGTGGTGCTATCCGTAACGCTAATACCGTCCTTTTTAAGTTCGGTCAGCGTCAAGGAAATACCAGCGTGATGCTCTTTCCAAGAGTAGTTTGCGCGCTTGATGTTTGCTGGGTTTGCATAAGTTACTGTATCGTTATGCGTGTAGCCAGAAACTGAAGTGGTGTAAGTACCCTTTACGGCTACACTCATTTCACCTTTGCCCCCTGGGAATGTCTTAGACCCAGAGTCCATTGCTTTGAGCAAAGGTTTATCTTGCAGTGATTGAGAATAAACGTTGCCTTTGTCGATGTAGTAATCGAGGGCAGCGTTAGCGATGTTGTCTAGTTCGGCTGATGAAAAAGCCATCTTACTTTCCTAACTGTGTTATGAGTTGCCCAAAGCATTGGCAATCGCGTCTTGTAACGACTGTGGTTCCGCTTGTGGGCTTCCTCCAATTTTGCCACCTGATGCCGTCTTAATTGGGCGTCGGTCTGCAAAGCGCGTTTGGAAACGGGTGTTGACCGCATTATAAGCCTCTTTCGCCATAGATATTGCATCTTGCGGCGTATTTGGCCTTCCTCGCTCTGAAACCATAACCCTAATCCGGTCATCAATTTCTTCTTGCTTGAGGTTAAAGTCAGGGTCAGACTGTCGGGCTTTCTCTTCCCACGCAGTCACCGTTTCAGCCAGCGAGTTAATATGCTGCCGCGCGACGTTCTGTTGCTGCGCTTGGGCATATTGATTTACTTGGGCGTTAGCCCTTTGCTCACCAGCTCTCGCAACCGCTAACTCTCGTCCCGCATCTTCGTCTAAGTAGCCATCGTCAACACGGGTCTGAATATCTTTCGGCAGCACAATTCCAGCTGCTTGGGATAAATTCTGCACATACGGTTTTAGAGCATTAAGTGCGGCCATTGGATCGGCTTTCATCAAAGCCATGATCTCCAAACCTTTTGCGGCTTCGTCACCAGACAGTTGGTTGTCCATCAGGTAATTCTGCATCACGCTAAACTTTTCAGCACTATCCTTGTATGAGTTCCGTTCTTCCAATACTTTCTTAAAACGTGGATGTTTATGAAACGGTTCGTCAGAAAAATCCTCTGCGTCATCGACTACTTCATCGTTTTTAGCATCAGACTCAGCTGCAAGCGTATCCGGTTCCTCAACCTCGTCTTCAGAGTGCGACTCTGTTTCCTCTTCGGGCTGCATCGCGTCTTGTATGACACTCAACAAATCCGCTTCGGTTTCGCTTTCTGCGGCAGACGACACCGCATTATCGTCCTCGATTACTTCGGTCTCGGTGGACGGTTCCGCAACCTCGGTTTCTTCAACCATCTTAGCGTCCTTCTCCTTTTATTTTACATCTGTTGATCGTAGTTTTCAACAAAATGCAAAAATTTACTGGTTATTAGCTCCCATCGGCGCTGGGCCTCCCCCGCCCCCTGGAAGCTGCCTCGGTGCATTATCTGCACCCCCTCCTGGTGGACCCTGCAAAGCTGGATCACCAGTTCCCGGCTGTTGCGCTTGGTTCATTGCAACAATACTAGGAATCTTATCTGCAAACGCTGAATCAAGCTCGAGCTTGTCATCAAGACGTTTAAGCAATTCTTTAGCCAGCCACTTGGGGTCGATACCCGGTATTTGCAGCAAGAACGGCATAATCCGCTCAATGTTTGCAAGCTCGGCTGCGCGGTTAGGTTTACCCGTCGATCCCGCTTCGATCTCCAGATAAATCTCCTCCATTATTTGATCGCGTGTCATCTCCGGCCAAACAGCGCCGGGGCCAACAATCTTCTTAACTTCATCGATAGACAAATTCGCCAAAACGACTTGACCGGCAGCGCGCGTCATTTCCGACATAAAGCTGTCTAGCTCGTCAACATTTGCGCCCATCGTTGACATACGCGCGCTTTCGGCAATCGATGTCTCTGTCGCCGTAGCTCGGGACAGCCCACCAAACTGAGCCTCTTGCGCGCCGACAACAAGCTGGATGTCGTCAAATATAGTGCGTACTTCGTAGAGATTTGGATCAATGCCAATCTGACCTATCGGCTGAATAACGTCATTGACCTTCTGACCAGCTGCAAGCGCCTGTAGCTCGATAACAGCGTTTGCTGGGTGCGTAGCCAGCTTTTCCTTATCCACATCCTCAAGAACACCAGCCGGTGCTGCATACTTAGGACGATTGGCGCGTCTATGCTCACGCAAGCCTTGCCTTGCCCGATTGTATTCGTGCTGCATAGGCATCAAAAGGCTGACGTCTGAAGGTGGGTAAAGGTAATCCTTATGCTCTATCTCGTTAAAAACCAGCGAGAAGATAGGCCAAAATGTTTCAACTTTTACGTCTGGCCCCATAGGTTCACGCAAAAAGTCATTGTGACCATCGGCAAGACAATACTGAACGCCAGTCTTGCGGTCATACACCTCAAAGATTTGTACTAGACCATCAGGCGCGCCTTCACCGTTAATATCGTCATGCGAAGATCGCTGACGGTATTCATCGTATGGGCCAGTTGACCGACCCTTCATATCATATGTGCGGTACTTGTCTTTGAGATCGACGTCGTAAATCTCTTTTACTTCGTCTGGCGTTAAATACATTTCGTGGGCAATCCATTCCGCACCAACGAACCCGCGCAGCTGACGGCATCGAGGGTCTACAATAATGGAATTGGCCTCTGGGAAGTCAAACACCAAGCCTTCGCGAATAGTTACCATAGGCTCCTCTAAGAGCGTCTGCATTGAAAGCATCAGCTCTTCGATCTCTGGATCATCCTTTTGAATTTTACCCTTTTGAGCCTCTTCAGCTACGCGGCGAAGAAAATCCACTTGTGCTTGAACGTCAGCAATTTTAGCCGCAACTTCCGGTGCCCTATCAACGTCACGCTGAAAACCTACCTTCACAAAGCCAACGCCAGTAGTAATAACGCGCCGAACCAGCGCCTTCATTTGTGCCTTGAACGCTGGTTGCTGTTCTTTCATGTAGTAGTCAAAGAGATTTTCGAGCGTCTTTGCGACGTTATCGAGCATCTTGCTCTCGTTCTTGCCATTCATGTAGTCTTGAATAATCATCGAGGCTTCTGGCGGCACGGGTAATCCGTTTTGCGACGACGCCTCAGAGGCCATAAACGCTTGAGCCAATGTTTCAGCATCGCCATCCCAAACCTCATACGACATACGGTTGCGCCGCTTGGCTACTGCCTTGGGGTTTTTAGCGTAAAGAGCAGCCGTGCGTTGCTGAACGTGGCGCTGTAATATATTGGCGACGTAATTATCAGCAGACCAGTTCTTTTCATCATAGCCATTAAGCACAGCGTCCATGTCAGTTCGCATTTGCTTAAACGACTTTTCGTGAAACTTCTTAGCGTGCTTCACTTTAGCCAGCCATTGATTAACCAGCGCAGTTCGACGTTGTGTAGGTTCTGACCGCTCTTCGTCTGTCGTATCTATCATCATTTCTTCGTGCATTACCAACCACCAGTTTTGTTTTCCAAAAATTGCTGCTTACGACGTTGTGCGGAATCCCACTTAACCCACGCCAACGTACCGACTTTTGGACGACTATCTGACTTCACTATACCACCTCCAGGGGTAGTTAGTCGAGCCAAGCCCATCCCCACCCAAGCAAGGGTGTCTACAAAGTCGTCATTTCGCCCATTGGGAAACTTTAAAAGCTCGTCAGTTGCCTTTTGAGTCCACACAGATTGACGCGGGAACAATACCTTATTCATAGCCATACGGCCCAGTATAGACTGTGCGCGCTGAACCTTGTTCGCTACTGGCGTGACTTCCTCAATCCGGCAGTAAACCTTTTCCTCGCCCATGCGTTTGCGCAAGAACGGACCAATAGCCTTGGATATGTGGCCTTTTTCAGCCCACCAAATAAGAGGCTTCCACTTGCGCATCAGCTCCAACATGGCGTCCACAACCTTGTCTGTAGTTCGCTTTTCCCACCAGCAATCCAACAAGAATATGTCATCGTTTCTGTCTACTCCCACAATCAACAAACACGTCGCATCGTTCCGCGTCTTATCAACTCCAACAGCATGATCTGAAGCTGCGTAAATACGCATATCGTCTGGAACGTCTTTGCGATTAAAGTATTTGATATTTTCGCGCCGAAATAAATCACCGTCTTCCGCTGTCGGCCTGCCTTGATACAAAGCACTGAAGCCACGCGGATCAAGACGCCGCTGCGCCTCCATAAACTCCATATCAAACCGCTCGGGCCACAACAGTTCACCCGGCTTGCGCCCAAGAGGGTCTTCATCTTCCGCTAATGCCGGTAAGTTAATAATCTTCCACTTTGCAGCCTCCTCGGGGCTGTAATGCGGGTTTGTGGGGTCCGTAAGACGACCAATAAGATCATCTTCATGCCAGCGCGTCTGAACGATAACAATAGATGCTGATGCTGTCATAAGGCGCGTCATCAACACTTGTGTGAACCACTGCCACAGTTGTTCCCGCAACGTCGGGCTGTTGGCCTCTAAGCTATCCTTGATCGGATCGTCAAGAATAACAAAATCGCCGCCACGGCCAGTAATCGAACCACCTCGACCAACAAATACCGACATGCCGCCAGACGTTGTTTGTATCCTCGACTTCGATGCACCGCCCTTGCGCAACCCAAAGCTCGGGAAAACATGCTTGTATTGCGGCAGCGTCATAATATTTCTGACATCTGCACCAAAATCTTTCGCAAAGTCTTCGTTATAGGTAGCAAAGATCACATTGCGGTACGGATCGCGACCCTGCACCCAAGGTACGAACCGGCGCGAAACTAACTCCGATTTACCGTGCCTGGGCGGCATAGATACGATTAGACGCGGAATGTGGCCCTTTTCTACCTTCTCCAGAACCTTGGCTAACGCTCGATGGTGCTTTGCATCCTTAAACATGCTTTCGTCAATGTTCTCTGGATCATCCGCATCAGGCATCGTGTACTTAACAAAATCGACAAAGCTAGTCCGGCACTCAATAGCTTTTTTAAGCCTGCGCGCCGATGCAATCTTTTTATCTAGCTCGTCAAAACGCTTGTTCTCACTCATTGGCTAAATCCAACGCCTTTTCCAGAGTTTCAGTATTGCGCCTACTCCAGCCCTTTCCGTAGATTTTATAATCGTCAAGAGAGCGATAAAAAGCCTCACGACCATCATAATATTTGTGAAGCACATCCACGGGATCAAAGTCATACACCGCTGCAATAGTTTTAGGTCCGATAGCACCATCAGCCGTTGCAGACACTGAACGCTGCAAAATCTTGGCAGCGCGGCCTGGTCCGGCGTTAACACAAAGGTCGGCGCAGCTTACGTCTACACCAGAAGGAAGTTCATCTGCCTTAACCGCATCCCAGTAGTTCTTTTTGTAAAGAGGCTTAACATCATCAACGGTCAGCTCCCGCATCACTTCTTTCGGTGCAGGCTTGCCGGTATATTTTGCCCAGTTCCACGAAGTAACACCAAGCATTGTGCTGCCTTCGTTGCCGTGGCCGTCACCCTTACTGTTTCCTTTGTCGCGCTGATCGTCAGTAAAGCCACCTTCATGCTTTATCAGCATTTCAAAAAACGTTTCCCAGTTCTCTTTCATTTTTTACCTCCGAAAAATTGCTTGCCACCCCGAATGCCAACCGCTGCTGTGCATACAGTGAAGACCAACCATGTGTACCAATCAGGCAGCTCAGAAAGGCGGTCGAAACCGTTCTTCACTGTTTCTTCCATCCCAGGTATGAAGCACAGAATGACGGGTATAAGGACGGCAAAAGTTACCACCTCGTCCTTGATCGATGACTGCGTACCTTCAGCCATAATCCGCTCCCAATCGGCAGTGGATGTCTCTTTGGATAATAGGATTTTTGCTTTGCTTTTAGCTTCAACCAGCCTCAACTGCGCAGTTGCTGCGTTTTTATCAGCCTTACCTTGGAGCCATGAGCCAGCAAGATTGGCTATCGGACCAAGTGCCGTGCTTAGTAAGTTCATCATTTCTTAGCTCCCATTGCGCTGAACCCAAAGAAAGCCGCAACCAACCCAGAAATGGCTATGAAATATGTAGGTGCGATGTCAGCAAGAAGTTGCCCTGTTGTGTCGTATCCGTACATATCTGCCGCAACGATGCCGACCGGGTAAATCAACAGACCAAACAAAGCAAACCACGTCATGCGGAGTTGAGCATCGCGCTTGTGATCTGCATCCTCCATGCGCAAACGACGGTCCTCAAGCATCAACTCGCGCTCGTCGTCGTCAATCTTACCGTTTTTGTTCAGATCATATTCAGTCATCTTTTAAACTCCTGGCATACTCAATGGCATAACGTTTGTGGTGGGTGATAATCACAACTCTCATATCTTCGTCATACACAATGTAATCCCCCCGTTTATTTCGGTATAACCTCAAAGCAATATACTACCGTGGTGCTGTTTGTTATTAAAACCTTTGCATCATCAAGGGCTTCGTCACATTCCATCTGAGTTGAAAACTGATCAAGCTGGTAGCTTTCAATGCTGTTGTTACTAAACATGAACCAGACCAAAAAAAACATCTACCAACGCCCCTGGTGTTGACCCCAGAAATAAAAAAACAAAAACAAAGCGCCTCCACTAATTGCAAAAATCACAGTTCCGATAGCAAAGTTAATCACAGCATCTATTTGAGCTTGCTTGCGGTAGATTTCATCCTTGCGCTGTTTGCGCATCTGAGCCTCAATACCGAGCACTTCCTCCCATTTTTTTGGCCCGTAATGCCATGAAATGTAATCTTTTAATTCGCTCCTCATTCTGGAAAGCTCTTCTTTTTTTGACCAGATCAAAATTGCTGTTTCTTCATCTGATCCCTTGAAGGTCTTTTGCCAAAACGGAGGGTTCTTTTGCCGCTCCTCGAGGTGGTTAAAGTCGGCACACGCCTTACCCCAGGTTGCTAAAGACTGCCCCATCTCGGAAATATCCTTGTAAGTATCAAGGCCAGCTCGGAGCGTCTTGTAAGCTCCGGTTGCCATTAACGTGATACTCACCGGGTCCACAATTTTAGCCCATCTTTGTCAACACAGCGACTAAAAGCCCAATAATAGACGCCGTTGCTGCGATCATAATGCTTTCCATCCGCTTCACACGCCCAAACAAATCTTTGAATTGGATTTTAACTTCAGTCTTTATAGCGATCACCTCCTTTTCAAGGCCGTCTATGCGCTCATGCGCGGATGATACTGTACGTTTGTCCATTTATCAGTCTTTCTGTTTACCGTATCAATCAACACTTGTGGGAAGAGTTGCGGGGACACTTCGGCTTATGTGCCAGCCGTCTTTGGTGGTCATTTTATAACCAGTTTAGTTGAGGAAACAGCTGTCCCAGCAAGAACAGACGGACTAGACGCAGAAGGGCCAATACCGCCCGAGCCTTGCACATAGTATGCACTTCCCGGTGTTAAACCTGATTGAGCATCATCAACCGACCCTGAAAGTTGGGCTGTCGCTGTTTGTCCATTAGAATAGCTGCCGTTAGAAATACCTATGAAGTTACCAGACTTTAGATTGGTACCATTTTGAGTAGTTTTAAAGGTAGCATAATTCGGTTCAATAGCGCCACCAGCTTCGTCCCTGAAGGAAAGGAGCGTATGGTTATTAACAGGGTCATAAGCAAGGTCGTGCTGTTTAACTATCTTACCAGAGCCGAAGGCTAGGCCGCTATTATTAACCGTAAAAGTATTATTAGAGTTGAGAGTAACAGTCGCAAACTTACCTGAGTTGGAAGATTGAGTATAAACAATACCTACGTTTCCGGGGACGCTGTTAAAGACAGTTCGTATAGCACTAGGCGAACCACTGGCAATAGTACCTTCCCCGCCTATTGAGATACTATTCGTGGTTACTGAAAACGTACGACCACGAAGGTTTGCAAAGTCCCTATTATATGCGACGAAGAACTTGTCAGCTGTTGGGTCAAACGAAATCGTATGTTGTTCAATGTAGTTGTTGTAGTAGCTAATATTACCCGAACCTAGCTGAGATGAGGTAACTTTAGATACGGAATAATTGCTAACCGAAAATAGACCTACACTTGGGTAGTAAGGTGCATTGTATACCGCAACTACTCGGTTGTGTGTTGGGTGATACTCCAGGCCAAACCAAGTATTTGATTGGCTTTCAACTGTTAAGGGAGAGCCAGCGCTTACAGATGTGGCCCCCGCAGAACCCTTAACAATAACCATCCTGAGAATATTGGTAGATCTCTTGTAGGCAACTGCACAACCTGCAAACCCAGAGCCATATACCATTCCCATACCTGCCGGAGATGCGCTTGAGTCTACGGTTGAAGAGCTTCCTGCAGATGCTGTTTTAGCAGCGCCATCAACAGCGATAGGCACTACTCTTAAGTCGGTATTTGCATTATAGGCTATAATTACTTTGCCTACGGTAGCATCATAGCAAGCGACGACAGCACCGCTATCATAACCGCCTCCAGTTGCGAAACCTAAATCTTGCTGCGCACCCCAAGACATCTCACCTGAGTCGTTCATAACACCGACACAACCATGATAGTTAGATACGCCAGAAATTCTACCAGTTGCAAGAAAGCAGCCTTGATTAGGGACGTAAGTACATGTGTACTGCCCGGTAAACTGGGTGCCACTATTTGTAAACGTGGTGGTCCCTTCATCAGCTACAAATTGTGTTT